GAACCACCACCAAGATATTCAGGACGCTGCAAACGAGCATCAGGCGAAGTAACGCCAAAGTGCGCCTTGATAATTTCAGTGTAGCGCGTACCACCACGAGCATCTCGCTCATAAATCTTCTGGATTTGAAAAGCCTGACGAAGCGAGTTAATCGTCGCAGCAGACGCAAGAGTCAAATCAGCAAACAAGTTAGCCGGGTAAGCAGTACCGGCAAAAGTAGGAGTATTAGCGATCAAACCGGCGTTGCCGTTAGTCGCATTAACGCCCAAGGTCTGGGACGTAGTCGGAAAAGCACCCGTAGAAGCAATCGCCACAGTCATCGGAGGAAGCACACCAGTAGCAGTGCGCGTAGCGCTCGTAAGAACAGGGGCAGAAGTACCCAACGGAATAGTCACACCCGGGCCTTTCTGAGGCCAAGGAAGACAAGAAGTAAAGTAGTCGTGACGCTTACCACGACGGACGAGATTGTAATTAGCCACCGGATCAGACGTATCGCCCTTAGGAACGGGCAGAGAATCTTGAAGATTCTGATCACGGAACCACTCGTTATAAATCAAATTGAAAGCCCTAAAGGGCAAAGAAGAATGCTTAAGGCCGGCGATGCCGGTCGGGATCCCCATGTAATCATAAATGGATCCGACAGCGTAGCCACCAACTGGTGAAGTCATCTCAGGAATCAAATAATCCGTCGTATCGCCCGGATCAGTCTGTTCACCATTAAAACGCTGCCAGTTATCCCAAACCAAACGCATCGGCACAGCGAAGTAATGCGTATCCATAGCCATGTTATCCATGATCGGAAAAACAGGCGTAGCAAGACGGGCAAAGAGGGTCGAACGAAGATTAAACGTATCACCGGGCAAAGCCTCATCGACAAAAAACGGGACAAGGTAACCAGCATCAAACGTAGTCTTGTGAGCACAAGAACGATCAAAGCTAGAACGGGGAATCTCAGCCTTCGGAACCTCCGAAAACCGATGTTGCATAACACTCGGATTACGATGCATTTTCGGCTACCTCATCTTGAATGCGCTTCATGGTCGCGCAATTAATCAAAAACTTGGGACCTTTAGGAATCACGGCACCCGCCTGATCGTCCCAAGAACCAACCTCATACAAATCATAGTCTTCAGGATACTGACCTAGCAAGGAACTCTTATCGGCGACGGCTGAGCCCACAGAACGCATAGCAACCAACTCATTAGGAACGAAAAAAGGCGCAGAGTAAGAAAGAGCCTTTTTATCAAAAATCGAATAGATACCAATCATTTAACACTCCTTTTCAGTCGAGAAAGTTTAAGGTCTAACAACTCTTCCCGCTTCGCAAGCCGCTCACGGGAATTATTAGGGTTATTCTCGGCTTTCGCTTTGCGCTCAGCCTTAACCCTAGCAACAAGATCGGGATCAATACGTTCAAGCCATCGATCATAAACGCGCGGGATAGAAGTCTTTTTACCATCCTTCAAAGTACACCCGCCAATCTCATACCAATCCTGCCAATACTTATCAAAATGCTTTAAGCCAATGGCAGGCTTTCGGGACATCAAAACAAATTCCTGTTCCACGTGAAACACCTCACCGGTATCAGGATTCACCCGAAAGTAAGAAGGGTCCATTTCTGAATCAGGACCCTTAATTTTCTTCATGACATAACGAGCCACATAATCACAAGACTGTTTAGTAACAGTACCAATGGGACAGTATCCATAACCCCAAATGTCCTCCAAGTATTCAGACGTGTAGAGCATATTACCGCGCTCTTTTTTATACTCGACGCGATCATGAGAAAAATCAAACCCAAACAGAATAACGTGATAATGGGGACGGAGTTTCTCCTCCCCATATTCCCCACAGGCGAAATATTTAATTTCCTTAATGCCAAAATCGTAGTCCAAACGAGAACGTAGACGCTTCATAAAATCCTGAACGTCCTTTTTATGAACAGAATAATCCGGGGGAATTTCATTAAAAGTTAAAGTCAAAAAGCTGGCACAAGGCCAGCTTTCCAACTCATGAACAAGCCGCACAGACCAATCACGAGAATAGTCAATACGGCACCCATGACACCGACCACAAGGAAGCTGTATCGGCAACGCACCAATCCTCACAGCGCGCTGTTCGTTCCAAATAATCGAGCGTTTGCCTCCGGGTCCGGGAACGGGGGACTGATACGCCCGGACAGGGTGAAAGCAGGGCATGGAAATACATCAGAGACGAATGCCGCCACGCATTGGAGAACCAGACGTGTTACGACGATGAATCTTGCTGGCTCCCTTCGAAAAATTCTTGCGGGAAGCACCGCGGGACATGGAATTCCGTTTCATGATAACTACCTCCGTAAAAGCCCAAAGCAAGGGCGAGAACCAACTTTAGAACTAAAACCATCGGGACACAACCGTTTTCTGTCAATACACACACTACGGATCAAGAAGCCGTAGTGTGTGAAGTAGTCGCGGGCTGAGACGCCGCACCATCAGAAACCGATCCAAAAGGCACCGGATCAGGCGTCTCCATAGGGGGACGTACCAGACCCAAAGAAATCGCTTCCTGAGCGTTCCTAGGGTCCTCCATGAAGGCGATAAGGGAGCCGGGATCATTACCAAACCGCTCCCGAATAGAAGAAGGCAACTCCATGAACATCGAATGAGCATCGGCAATAAAATTCTGAGCAGTCTGAAAATCATAGCCGGGAACAGTACAGTCAAGATACTGACCGGGGCCGGAATCACGGCCCAACTCACCAGTTAACTGGAAACGCTTAAGAATAGTATTCACATCACAATCATCCTTATGCTCTTGTTGAGTCATAGAACGACCAACGGGAAGAAACTTGGAAACATGCTTAGGCCCATAAGCCTCAATAAACCGATAGTCAGGGCCAAGAACAGTAATAGCAGAACGAGAAGTAAACATACCCATAATTAAACACTCCAAGTTAATAATCTAACGCGCTTTCGCTTGTTGAATCCCCATTAAGCAAGCTTAATGAGGATTAATAAAAAATCACCACGGAACAATCGTGGAAGTAATGCGTTTTAAAATCCGCAAAACCTCAGCGTACATCGTCTGATCAATAAGGCCCTCAACACGAAGGCCGATTAAAGCAGCATCAAGCTTTTCAGACTCCTGAGCAGTCAACTTAGCACGTTGCCGAATAAGAGAAATATCCTCCATTAAACGAGGAATCTCAGCTTTATTAAGCTGAACCTTAGACTTAGATTCCTCATCCAGCTGAATCAAATGCTTAATACGCTGGGCAGATTCACGAATATCCTGTTTCGACTTTTCAATACCCTGCTCAGCTGCTGCAGCAGAAGCGCGAAACAAACCGGCCTCCTCAGCCAACTTCAAACGCTGATAACCATGAGTATCAATACCTGCCCAAACATCAGCCTCTTGCGCCTTCAAATGCGCAGAACGAGCATTAGACTCATCAACCTGAGCCTTAACAAGAGAACCCTGTTCAGCAGCCAAATTAGCCTGGGCAGACTTAGCAGAAGAACCGGCAAAATCAATGCCGGAACCACCAGAAACACCCGCAGCTTGCGGAACGTGAGAAGAAGCAGGAACAACGGCACCACCACCGCCCTTCGAGGCGGAAAGAATGGGATTAAGACCAGCAGAACGCAGATCGGCGACTTCACGCTGATGAGCGGAGTTCGCCAACTGCACATCCCAATTCTTCATCATGACCTCACGGTCAAAAGCAACATTCGCAGCCTTACGGTTGAACATATCCTGATGACGATTCATCATCAGCTGTGAACCCATCTGGGCTAGAGCTTGCCACATACCAACCTCCAAACTAAAAAGGCCCCGAAGGGCCTGTAATTAAAAGTGATCGATGAGGCCCGGAACGCCATAAACTGGCATGGGTCGGGCGCACCGTAACGAAGTGAACGTATCCAGTAGGAAGTGAGGCTCAGACGTAACAGCAATGACACGGTCGACCGGTGGGTCTTCAACGATGAACGACGCATTAAGGGCAGGAAGCGCGGAGAACTCCTGCGCCAAATGCCACGAATCAAGACTGGTCGGCGCAGTGGAACGAAAAAGCCCGGAGATACGGCTCGGCTTATAGCGATATTCCGCGTACCGCTCCTGATAGCCGAAAACTTCGTCGTCCTGCGCTGTACCTTGAGCATAAATCTCCTTATTAAGAACAGCTTGCTCGCCAATGTGGGCCAAGGCAGGCCAATAGAAATCAAACCGAGACTTGCGAGACCACATGCGCTCAAGACCTTGTTGATAGGTCAAATCAGCACGAACGGAAACCAATCCGATAACAATGCAATGCTCAGTAAAAGACATACTGAAACCATTGCCAGCACCCAAAGCAGTACCAAAAGCAGCAAGATTACCTTGTGGCGTAGAAGCATACGTACCCGTTGGAGAAGTCTGGATAACCGGATTCACATTCACCGGAACGGAACCACCACCAAGATATTCAGGACGCTGCAAACGAGCATCAGGCGAAGTAACGC